CATGGCAAAGCGGACCGGCCCATCGACCACCCCGCCGCTGGCAAAGGGCTGCACCCGGCCCTGCGCGAAACTCGCCCCCTTGGCAAAGGGCAGAAGCCCGCCCACCAGCGCGCCAAGGCCCTGCGCCAGAACCCCGCCCACCTGATCCGTGACCGGGCGCACGGCATCGTTGAAGGCGGTGTTGACGAGAGTCGTGGCCAGCCGCCGCAGGCTGTCAGACAGGCTGTCGCCCTCCACCACGGCACCGCGCAACGCGTTGCGCAAGCCCCGGTCCAGACCCCGCTCCAGCGTCTGCACATCCTGCCCCGCCGCGGCAAATCCACCCCGCACCCGGCCCAGTTCCGCACCAAAGGCCGCAGCCATGCCCGCCGCCTGCCCCATTGCCTCATCCAGCGCCGCGATCTGCGCCGCCAGATCCTCTGCCCGGTCCACCTCATCCATCGCTCATTTCTCCTTGCTCATCAGGATAGGCCCGGCGCAGCGCCTCCAGCCCGGCGCGCGCCAAAGGCTCTACGCCGCGCCGCTCTCCCAGCATCAGCCGCAATTCCAGCGGCGTCAGCGCCCAGAATTCTGCCGGCTTCAACGCAAGCCCCCGCATCCCCGCCCGCATCAGCGCGGGCCAGTCGAACCGTCCGCTCATCCGCCATCCCCCGGCAGGGCAAAGGCCCGCGCCAGCAATTCCGCCGCCGCCCGCGCCGCCGCCAGCGGCCCGCCCTCGATCTCGGCGCTCAGGAGATCGGCGGCGCTGCCCTGCCAGCCGCCTCCGCGCAGCCCCGCCACGACCAGCGCCAGAACATCGCGGCTGGAAAACGCCCCCGATTCGAAGCGGGACACCAGATCGACCAGCGAGTCCGCACCAAGCCCCGCTTCCAGTTCTGCCAGCGCTCCGAGCGTGAGCCGCATCACGCGGGCCTCGCCCCCGATCACCAGCGCCACCTCGCCCGCCCAGGGATTCGCCATCGCCTCAAATCACCGTAAAGGTCAGAAGCCCCGCCGAGGCGAGCGCCAGCTCATAGGTCGCCTCGCCGTCATGGGTGCCGCCATAGTCGATCGACGTCACCTGAAACGGCCCCTCGATGATGCCGAAATCAGGAATGATGACCTGAAAATCCGGGGTTTCGCCGTCAAAGAAGATCTGCCGCGCCCGCTCGTCGCTCGCCGCGTCGCGAAAGATGCCCGAGCCGCTGATATTGGCGGATTTCACCCCCGCCCCGGCCAGCAATTCGCGCCAGCCACCCGCCGATTCGAGACTCGTCACATCGACGCTCTCGGCGTTGAAGCTGATCCGCGTCGCGCGCAGGCCCGCCACGGTCTGAAAATTGCCGCTGCCGTTGAGATCGATCTTGATCAGCAGATCCTTGCCATTCTGCACTGCCATTGCACTGACTCCGTTGTGAAAGGGTTAGGGGGTATCATCGACGCGGGCGCGAAAGACGAGATCGATCCGCCGCCGCGTCCCGCCCGGCTCGCGCCGCGCCCGCGCGCGCAGAAAGACCAGCCCGCGCAACTGCCCGCGCGCAAGCGTCAGATCGGCATCGACCAGCGCATCGCTGACCGCTGCCGCCACCTCCTTGGCGCTCAGAAACCCGGCCGCCTCGCTCACCACCGAGACGGTCAAGCTGTGCCAGGCCCCGGCCGCCGTCTTGTCACCACGCTCGCGCACCTCCTCCGGCCCGAGCGTCACATAGACCGGCGGCAAAGGCCCCGGCGGCAACGCGTCATAGATCGCATCGCCCACCAGCCCGCTCAGCACGGCATCTCCGCTCAACCGCTGAAAGATCGCCGCCTGCAAGGCCGCCGCCACGCCATAGCTCATGCCACCACCTCCTCTTCCGCCCAGACGATGAGGTAACGCCCCTCCGGGTCGCGCTCCGTCACCGCGAGGATGGAAAACACCCTTGCGCCATCGCGCAGCCGCTGCCCGGCCTTCGGGCGCGACGGGCTGTCCTGCGGCGCGGCGCGCGTCGTGATCCGGTAGGTCGCTCGCGCGAGACTGACTGCCTCGCCCTCGCTCCCCCCGCCGCTGCGCGCACTCACCTCAACCCAGAGCGTGCCAAGCGCCTGCCAGACCTGCACGAACCCGCCTGCCCCATCGGGCGCGCGCTGCATCTCTTCCAGAACCAGCGGACGGTTGAACCGGGGCGCCCGCATCACCGCGCGCCCCCGCCCAGCAGCCGCACCGTGCGATAGCGCTCGATCAGACTCGCGACGCCAAACGGCATGCAGCCCTCGCCCAGCCCGGTCTCATGGCGGTATTCGTAGTAATGCGCCGCCAGCAGCAACACCGCCTGCGCCAGATCCGGGGGCAGATCGCCCCAGACCGCCCCATAGCCCGCGCGAAAGACCACCTCGGCCACGCCCCCCGCAACGATCACCGGCAGAAACAGGCCCGACGGCCGCAACACCGGCCGATGCGCATCGCGCTCCAGCTGGTAATGCTGCGGCGCGACAACCTCGACCTCGTCCATCCGGTTGCGCAGGCTCAGGCTCAGGATCTCGCTCACCGGCGCCACCGGGAGCGCCTGCCCCTCGGCGTCGCTCCAGCGGGCCAGCACCCAGGAAAAATCACGCGTCAGGAGCACCTTGCCCGTGCGTCCCTCGATCGCGGCCAGCGCGGCGCGCAGGAATCCCTCCAGAACCGGCTCCTGAAGATCGGCCTCCGCGAATCCGGTTCCCAGCCGCAGATGCGCCTTGAACTCCGTCAGCGGCAGCGCCGCGGCGGGCACCGCGGTTTCTTCGATTAACATCATGGACCTACTCCATTTGCCCCGGACCCCTCCGGATGACTTGGGCGCGCGCTGCCCGGCGTTGTTCGGACGGAGGGAGGAGCTCGACAACGCATCGGCGACAGCACGCGCCCCGGAGCCGGAGGTGCAACACCCCCGGCCCGATCCACCGCCTCAGGAGACGGCGAATTTCAGCAGCTTGATCGCCTTGAAATCCGTGACATCGCCGCCCACCCGCTTGGTGGCGTAAAAGAGGACATGCGGCTTGGCGCTGTAGGGATCGCGCAGGACGCGCAGATCAGGACGCTCGGCCACGGTATAGCCCGCGCCGAAATCGCCAAAGGCGATCGCCATCGCGCCCGCAGCAATGTCCGGCATGTCCTCGGCAATCAGCACCCGATAACCCATCAGCCGCGCGGGCTCACCGGCGGCAAGGCCATCCGACCACAGGAACCGCCCGTCCAGGTCCTTGAGCTTGCGCACCACCCCGGCAGTTTTCGAGTTCATCACGAAGGTGCCATTGGCACGGTATTGCGCCCCCAGGGCATAGACCAGATCGACAATTGGATCGGCCCCGCCAAGGCCGCCCGCAACGCCCGTCGGCACATAGCCCAGACTGTCCCAGGCCCAGGCCGAGTTGGCCACGCTCGGATGGGTCAGGAAACCGCGCGGCTTGTCCACCCCGTCGCCCGCGACAAAGGCCGCCGCCTCGGCACGCGCGAACTTGTCGGCGATCCGCCCCGCCAGCCAGCCCTCGACATCGAACGCACTGTCATCGAGCAGCCGCTGCGAGGCCTTCGGCAGCGCGCTCAGTTCGTGCAGCCGGATGCTGATGCGGTCAATCACCGGCGTCGCGCTCTCGCTGACACTTCCGGTCTCATTGGCCCAGCCATGACCGACATCGGTATGATCCACCAGCACATCGAAACTCGAAGCCTCGACCGCCACCACATTGGCCACCGCCCGGATCGAGGCGGTAGAGGAGAGCACAGAGCGGATCGTCTCGGCGGTCTGCGGATCGACGAGATAGCCGCCATCGCCCGCCACGGCGGTATTCAGCGCCTTGCCCTCCAGCTCGAGCCCGCGCAACCCGTCATCATCGCCGCCCCGCAGATAGGCGTCGAACGCCTTGCGATGCGGGGCGGCACTGTCGGAACCGGCCGCCAGATGGGGACGCGCCAGGGCGATGGATTTGCGTTCAAACATGGTCATCTTTTCTTCCTGCTGTTGAAGTCGGTTGCGAATATCGGCCCGAAAGCCACTGAATTCCTTCAGAAATCCCGTCATCGCGGATTTCACCTCGGCCGTCGGAGACAGATCTTCCCCGGCCCGAGCCTGTGCATCGGTTGTCATCGTCATCATCCTCAAGATTGCCTGATCAGTCGCGCACCATCCGCGCCATCTCCCGGCGCGCGGCCACAAGGGCCGCCGCCATGTCCCGCAGGTCGGCCCCCGTCAGGCTTTCGCCCTTGGCTGTCACCCGCGCACTGGGCAGCATCGGAAAGGTCACGAGCGACACCTCCCACAGCTCCAGTTCGGTCAAGAGCCGCTGGCCCTTGTCATTCTTCACCGCGCGCAGCGTCCGGTAGCCAATACTCAGCCCGTCGATCGCGCCCGCCGCAATCAGCGCCGCCGCCTCGCGCGCCTTTTCCACGCCCTCCAGCAACCGCCCCCTGACCCAGAGCCCGCGCGCATCCTCGCGCACCTCCTCCCAGAGCCCGATGGGTTGCGCCGGATCATGCTGCCAGAGCATCTTGACCTTGCGCCCCTCTGCCGCCAGCCGTTTCAGCGAGGCCGCATAGGCCCCTGCGGCTACAATGTCGCCGCCCTGATCGCAGGCCCCAAAGAGGCTTGCATAGCCCGCGATCACCCCCGCCCCGGTGACGCTCAGCGCGTCATCAAACCGCGCAAACTTGCACTCCAGCCCGCTGTCCATTGCCATCCGCCCCTTCCTTTCCTGTCCCGTCACGGCAGCGCCGCGAGCACTGGTTGAAACGCCTGCACCACGATCGCCGCCGCCACGCCATAAACCGCCAGCCACAGCCGCCGCTCCAGCCGCTCCAGCGCCGCCTCAAGGCGCGCGATACGCTCACCCAGCGCGTTCAACTGCAAGTCCGAGACCCGCTCATGCGCTTCCAGTCGCAGCGCAGGCGCACAGTCAAAGGCCTCGAACCCATAGCGCGGCGGCGGCGCGTCATGCACCGGCACCGGCCTCACCCTCGGCCAGCGTCGGCAGCCCCAGCAGGGCCCGCTTTTCGGCCTGCGTCAGGAAATCCGCCTGCGCCACGCGCGTCCATTGCGCATCGCGCTCGGCCGCCAGCGCCGGCACCTGATCGAGATCGGGATGCAGATCCAGCGCCGCGCCGGTAAATCCCCGCAGCCAGGTCGCCACCGTCGCCGTCACCCGCGCCGCCAGCGGCAACACCGTCAGTCGATAGAACGCCCGGTTCGCCTCCTGATAATTGGCGAATGTCGCATCGCCGGGGATCCCCAACAGCATCGGCGGCACGCCAAAGGCCAATGCGATCTCGCGCGCCGCACTTTCCTTGGTCTTTTGAAACTCCATGTCCGAGGGGGAAAACCCCATCGGTTTCCAGTCCAACCCGCCCTCCAACAGCATCGGCCGCCCGGCATTGCGCGCGCCCTGATGATGCGCCTCCATTTCGCTCACCAGCCGGTCATACTGATCGCCGGTGAGGCTCCCCTGCCCCTCCGCCCCCTTGTAAACGATCGCGCCCGAAGGCCGCGCCGCATTGTCGAGAAGCGCCTTGGACCAACGGCTTGCGGAATTGTGCACATCCACCGCCTGCGCCGCCGCCTGAAGCGGGCTCAGACCATAGTGATCGTCCTGCGGATGAAAGCTCTTGATGTGACAGATCACGGGCGCACCCTCGCGCATATCGAAGCGATGCTTGCGCCCGGCGACCGCATAGTCATAGGCCACCGGCCAGCCATCTGCACCCGGCACCACGGTCATCCGGTCCGCGCGCAGCACATGCAGCTCCACCGGCAGACTTGCCCCCCCGAGCACCGCCTCGACATAGGCATTGCCGGTCAGAAGAAGCTGACCGTACAGCGCCTCAAAGAGTTCCGCGCGCCCCTGCGCCGGGTTCGGGCATGTGATGAGATCGAGCACGGGATGCACGGCAAAACGCTGCGTGCTGTCCTGCAAAACCAGCGGCAGCGCCGCCGCCGCCTCGGCGATCATCTTGACGCAGCGAAAGCCGACCGGGTTGCCGACAAAGCCGGTGCGCGTCAGCGTCACCGTATCGCGCGGGCTCCAGACCGCGCGCCCCGGCCCGGCCCCGGCCCAGGTCATGACCGGCCCGGTGGCGCTTGCCTTCTGCTCCGGCACCGCCGCCTGCGCCGCCGCCCCGCCCTGCCGAAAGAAATCGAGGATCATCAT